CAGTACCCGAAAGAGGTGACGACCTACGCTTTAGGGCGGCAGAATCGCTGTTAAACAGGGTCGGACTGGGTAAACAAGAAACAACCAACGTAAATGTACAGGCAGTACACGGTATTGTCCTGTTGCCACCCAAGAAAGACGTAGTCATCGATGGCTAATAAAATGTATGCAAATGATCCACAAGCATCAAGGTATCAAAAACCAAGAAGAGCAAGTATATTTGATAGCGAAAAGACAGGCAGAAGATCGGCTGACTTTTATACAGGTAAAAAAGTTAAAGCAAAAGCCAAAAGTCAAGTTCCAATTCAACAGCCTAATAAATACTCTGATTATGATCAAAGGCAAAGTCTTAAAGATGCTGAAAGACAAATGAAGTTATACAAAAATAAAGAAGGCTATCCAACTTTTGCTACTAAAAATGAACGTGAAGCTTGATGGGAATTGAGTGGTGGCAAGCACTCTTGGTTACAATGGTATCGATTAACACAACAATCAACCTCATTGTATTCTTCAGAGGTAGAAAAATAATGAAAAGGGAGAAAATAAGTGGCAGACTATAAAGACGAAACTAAGAAAGCTCTTCAAGATATTGATAAAAGAATAGGGCAATCTGACAAACAATACAGAGAAAGATCTTATCAAGCTAGATTAGGTATGGCAACATCTGATACAGAAAGAAAAAGAATAACTGATCAAAAGTTACAATCAGATGCTAGACGTAAAAAACTAAAAGAAGAATCAAAGAAGCGTAAAGAGGAAAACACCAAACGTTTACAAAAAATGTATGGTAAAGACTATTACAACTCTAAGAATAAATCTCGTATGTCTCAGCCAAGAATAGGAACGAACCCTGATGCTTTCGATATCAAGGGTGGAGCAGGTCCTAGAGGAAAATTCTTAAAAAGAATATAATGACAGACACCCCCAAGCGTGGTCGCCCAAAGAAAGACCCCAACGCTCCTAAACAAAGATACCATTACACTGCAGAAGTCAAAGCACGTAAGCAAACACAACGTAGACTGTCTGAAGCAAAGAAGCGAGCAGCAAAGGTAACGCAACAGGCTGAAAGCAAACGACGTTACGCACGAAAGCTCGAAGAAAAAATAACCAAAATAGATAAGGCTCTTAACAGTAATGAAACTACCGTCATTGACAAAAAAGATCTTGACCAACTTCCAGATGTCGTTGAACAACTGGTGGATGGGCGTGAAATTATTTTTCAGCCAAACGAAGGACCTCAAGAAGAATTTCTTTCCTCAAGTGAAAGAGATGTTCTGTACGGTGGTTCAGCAGGTGGAGGAAAAAGCTTTGCCCTTCTTGCAGACCCGCTACGGTATTGCCACAATAGCAACCATCGTGGGCTTCTTCTTAGGCGTACTCTGGATGAGCTAACAGAACTTATTGACAAATCTCGACAGTTGTACCCACGGGCGTATCCCGGTGCAAAGTTCAGGGAGTCAAAATCTACATGGCACTTTCCATCGGGTGCAACGATTTGGTTTACGTATCTTGACAAAGACAAAGACGTAACACGATTTCAGGGTCAGTCCTTTAACTGGATAGGCATAGATGAGATAACCCAATATCCCTCGCCTTATGTTTGGGATTATCTCCGTTCACGACTCAGAGCGACTGATCCTGAACTACAAAAAAATCTGTACATGCGTTGTACAGCGAACCCCGGAGGAGTCGGAGGTTGGTGGGTCAAGAAGATGTACATCGATCCATCACAACACAATTCAACTTTTCCTGCAATGGACATCGAAACAGGTAGACCTTTTGTATGGCCCAAAGGGCATGAAAAGGAAGGTGAACCTCTTTTTTATCGTAGGTTCATACCTGCCCGTCTCACCGACAACCCCTATCTGTTAGCTGACGGACAATACGAAGCGATGTTGCGTTCGCTACCCGAAGTCGAGCGTAAGCGACTTCTTGAAGGCGATTGGGAAGTAACGGAAGGTGCAGCCTTTCCAGAGTTCAGTAGAAGTAAACATGTTACACCGTATTTTGACCTTCCGCCAAACTTCCCAAGAATACGAGCAGCCGACTACGGCTATGCAAGTCCTTCTTGCGTTCTTTGGGCTGCTATTGATTGGGATAATAATATCTGGGTTTATAGGGAGTTATACGTAAAACAGTTGACAGCAGAAGAGTTAGCTGATAGAATACTAGAAGTAGAACAAGAAGACCCGACTCCCCACTATACAGTACTTGACTCATCGTGTTGGAACAAGACAGGCTTTGGTCCTTCCATAGCCGAAACAATGATGAGATGTGGAGTGCGTTGGACACCCTCAGACAGAAACAGACTTCAAGGTAAAATGGAAATACATCGTAGGCTTGCTGATGACCCTCGAACAAACGAACCTAGACTACGAATATTTCCGAACTGTGTCAATCTTATCAAGCAACTATCAGGTATACCTCTTAGCAAAACAAATGCAGAAGATGTGGACACAAAGGCAGAAGATCACGCATATGATGCACTACGATATATGTTAATGACAAGGATGACAGGCTATGTGTCGATTCATAAAACGCTTGGTAGTATCAAGAATCAGGTCTACCAAATGCAAGACCAAACATTTGGGTACTAAATAAATGGCAGTAGAATTTAGTCAACAATTTGAACAATCACTTTCAGGAAAAAAGGGTGTAAGATCAGATAAGATCGCAACCACACCTCTCGGTGTTTTGGTTGAAAGCTCAACTCGAAAAGACAAAAAATCATTTATGGATGTTTTGGCTAAAGGAGATTTACTAAATACAACTATTCGTGATATAAATGAAAACCCAGACGTAAAAGAAAAATTTGGTAGGTTTTTTGAGCAACAAGGTAAAGATAAAAATACAGCTAGTGGTGCTAATAAAGTATTAGGATCACTACAGCCATTTTTTGAAGAATCTGGATATCTAGCTCCTAAAGGCAGAAACCCAGCTAGAATAGTTCTTCAAGATGTTATAGGTTCAACAGCAACCAAAGAACTTTTTTCTACAGATCCAACAAGAAAAGTACCAAGTCCTTACACGTTCGATACTTACGTTAAGTTAAAAGAGGTAATAACAGGATTACTAAACAGCAAAAACAAAGCTGAACGTCTAGCAGGAACTCAACTTGCTATGCACGTTATCGGCGGATACAGACCTTCAGATTTTAAAACTTTACGAATAGAAAACATAAATTTTAAAAACGGTGTCGTGACAGGTCTTGAGGTAAAAGATCAAAAAAGAATATCAGAAAAAGCAGGATATTTTCCTAAAATAATAAGAGACATATTACTTAGAGAAATAGGTGATCCTACAGGTAAGACTGGATTAGTGTTCCCTAAAAACAATGAAGCTATTATAAACGATGCTCTTAAAAAAACAAATATAACCACAGAATACACTACTCAAGGAAAAGGTAGGAGAAAAGGGGAATTTACACTTGAGGATACTCGTAAATTAAATGAAACACATTTAACAACTCTAGAATACAGTGAAAAAGATCCGATAAGACTTGCAGCAACATTACGTGCTAATAAAACAACAATAGGACAATATGTTACAACAGGTGCAGCAGGTAAGTCTATAGAAAAGTTATTTGTAAAATCATCAACTCCACACATAGCATTTAGTGGCACTTCAAGTCATGCTCAATATTTAGCCGATATAGGTGTTCAACCCTCTAATATAGTTAAAAGATATAAAGTAACTAACAATGTTATAGATATGTTTCCCCTAGATGTAGTAGAAGATTTTCAAACTACATACCCAACTTTAGCATACAAAAGTGGTGATGAGGTAATAACATCAACTTTAAGTGAAGTCAACGAAGGTAATGCAAAACTTTATCAAGATACTGTAACAACCAAATTACAAACAGCAAAAGACGTAGCCGACATAGCTTTTGCAGAAACTGCTGAAGAAGCAGAAAAGGCAAGACTAAAAACTCAAGACATAAAGAAACAAGTAAAAGCTGAAAAGAAAGCACTTGATCTAGAGGAGCTAAAGAACAAAGGTAAAAATGCCTTAGATTGGATTACAAATAACTTAGGTAAGCCACTTGCATACGGTGCAACACTTGTTGGTGGAGCAGGGTACGTACAAGAAGCTAGATCCGATTTCTTAAAATATAAAGATCGTGGCTTCAGCGACATAGGTGCAGGATTAGGTGCAGGTGCAGAAACAATAAGAGATGTTGCAGTTGATACAGCAGTGGGTCTTAACGTTCCAAGAAATATTGCACAGATGAGTTTGATGGGTAGTCCTGCAGGCGAAGGGTCAGATGTTTTACCTGCAGGAGATCCACAGCAAATGGGTATGGAATCAGAATCTGCAAACTTCCTTAATCAAATGCAAAGTAGTTTACAACCTACTCAAACAGATCAATCGCAAGCTCTTAATATAATTGAACAGGATACCAACGTAGGTGACAGAATGAGTACATTTGGTAGAACACCAGATGTATCTCCGGGGTTTGTTACCCCACCTTCTCGATCAGAATTAGCTGACGAGACACAACGGCAACAAAACTTTATGGGAGTAACTTAATATGCCTAACAA